TCGGCGGTCGGAAAGATGTCGGACAGCGCGACGTTGGACGCAAAAGCATCCGGATCGCTGTATTGCTGCGCAGCGCGGAAAGCGTAATAAAACTGCTTGTCAGTCATGGTGATGTCTCCTTTGCTGCTGTTGCTTCGCGCCAGGCCGCAAGAGCATCGGCGTATTTTTTGAGCGCGTCGGCGTCATCGCCGCTGATCTGCACCTCAGCGTTATCAACATAGATACGGTAGCCATAAGCCGCCGTGCCGTAGACCTTGCCGTTCCAGCGGCCGGCCGGGTAGCATACCGGTTTGACCGGCTCCGTGATGCCGGATGCCTCAGCGGCCGCGACGCGCTCGCGCTTGGCGGCGGCTTGTTTGGCAAGATACTCCGTATCTACAATGCTATCGTCGATCACGGCGCCGAGCGCCTTCGCGCGCTTGATCTCGTCGTAGGCGTCCTCCTGAGGGACGACCTTGATCCACTTTTGCTCCCCGCGCTGGACACTGTAGCCGTAGGTGATGTAGTCATCCGCAAAGACCCAGCGGTATCCGAGCGCCTTAATATCATCCTTGTGCGGCATGGTGTCGCCGCCGAAAAACAGGACGACCGGCGTGCTGTCTTTGTACGGGTAGCCGGTCATATGCAGCGTCAGGGGCAGCTCAGTCTCTGCTGCTGCGGCAGCCTCGCGCTCGGATGCCTTGCGCGCAGTGTAGCAAGCATCGCACTCATCAAAGTTTGCGGCTGCCCACACCTCCCAGCCATCCGCCTCGCGGCGATTGCGGCAGATTTTGGTGCGCGTAAACATTGCGCCGCAGGTGGCGCAGGTGCAGTTGCAGTTGCTTTTGCCATGATATAGTCCTTTCCAGCCTGTCGGCCTATCGTGTTTTCCCTTTTGATGGTTTAAATATATAACAGAGTTTATATAAAGTCAGCAGAAACATCGAGTTTATTTGAAATAAATATGCACAAAAATTGGGGCTGAAGTTGTGCAGGATGCCGGGCGTTACCATTATTCCCAGCTCCAGCGGGCTAGGAAAGCGCAAAAAAGCCGCCCCGGAATATATCCGGTACGGCTGTTATTGTATATGTGACTATCCTAATCCATGGTCAAAACACCCTGTATACAAGTATCTAAATTGTCGGTATCAATCCACGCGGCGAGACTGTCGGCATCTGGAAAATACCAATATATTTCTGCGCCCTCCGGGCTTTTGACCTGTGCGCGTGGCTCGATCGGCGCCCAATCTTTAGCGTCATAATAGATATCTTCCGCCAACACGTAAGTGATACCGCCAAAAATAACATTGCGCGAGGCTGTGCCCTTAATCGTCTGCATCATGATATATACCCCCTGAAAACTACGTTTAACGAAAACATACCGCACTTAACGATCAATGTCAATGCTTTCCCATTATTCCCAGCTCCTGCGAGCTACATCCTTAACGGATGCAATGCCGGGGTATTGCTTTTGCAGGGCGGCGAAGCGAGCAAACGCTTTCGCGCGATCCTGACCGTGGAACTGCTCGCACAGTTCGTCGGTCTCCGTGCCGTCAGACATCCGGCGCGTGATCGTCACCCAGTAGGTAATGCGGCCCTTATAGCTCGGGTCGCGCTTGAGCGTCAAAACGCGCGTGTAAGGCATCGTTTCCAGCTCGGCGTACCGCTGCGCCAGTGCTACGCGATAGTCGCGCAAATCGTCAATCAAGCGTTGCATGCGCTCGATCTGGCGCGCAATGTCGGCATCCTTGCGGGCGATGTCTTCCGGCGTCTTATACCGCTTCGGTTGCTGCACGTAGATATATACGCGCTGCTCGGCTTCGAGCTGCTCGCCGCCGTACATGGTAAGCAAATCGTGATAACTCGTTGTAATCACCCCCCATAGATAGCGCAGAGCTTCCCGCGCTTGTACTCGGTGCATCCGGGCGCATAGCGCACCATCATCGGCGCGCCCTTGAGCACATCGACGCGCTTGGTGCGCGTGCTGATAACCGCGACATACTCCCAATCTGGGCAGACGCAAGCACGGGCATACCGCACCGCGTCGGCCTTGCGCCCAAACTCACGGCCGGAATAAGCGCCGCAATCGCGGCAATACTTGATAATCTGATACATGATGCAACCTCCGTTTCGCTCTTGCTCATCAGCGCCGGACTTTTACCGGCGGACGGAGCGCGGCCGGGGACGGCTTACGCCGTCGCCCCAAGCCGGTTGTATGCGGTGCGCTCGCGGCCGTCTGCGCCAAAGACCTGGCTGCCGTACTTGCTGCGGATCTCGTTCATGCTGCGCTTGCCGCGGTAGTGTCCGCGCGCATCCTCCTGGTGCCGCCAGTACCACATCGTCTTGCTGCTGCTCCAGCGGCAACCGGCGGCTTTTAGCGCGTCCTTGTGTTGGCGCGTCTCGCCGCTGATCCAGAGCCACGAGCCGCAAAGCTCGACCGTAAGCCCGGGAAGCCCGAGCAACACGTCGAGGATCTCGCGGAATTCTTCGGCGGTCTCGGTGTTCTGGTGGTACTCGTCCGCGTGGGCGTTGTGCTGGCGCTTGAGCTGCTCAAACAGCGCGTCATGCTCGGCGTTGATCTCCTGCATGATCTCCGTGCTGCCGCCCATGTCGGGGTGGCACTTCAGGGCGAGACGGCGGTAAGCTGCTTTCAGCTCGTCAAGGGTGCGGATGTTGGTAAAGTATTTCATAGTTGCTCTCCTTTCATGTATGGCATACTCAATCGAGTATGTATATTTTTAAGGGACGTTCAGTCCCTTAAAAAGTTTTCGATGGCTTCAAGTAAAACGCTTGCTTGCGATATGCCTTTGACTTTGCACTTGGCCTTGAATGCCGTTACCGTATCGCGTGGCAGCTCCGCTTGAACTTTGCAGTAAACGCGGTCATTATACCGGCGTTTTACTTCCGTGCTGGTGGTGGTTTTTCTTGCCGCGGGGATCATCTCCTTTCGCTGCCGTTCCCCGGCTGCATTTACAAGATAGCATACTCGATGCAGTATGTCAAGCCCTTTTTGCAAAAATTTTTTGCGTGGGCGATCTCTCCCTCTATACTTTCCTTTTCTTTTCTTTGGTCGTTGAGTGTCTCGCGGGTATGGAATAGATATTTACATAGCTATGACATAGCTATGTAATAGCTACGGTATAGCTATGTAATAGCTATTACTTAGCTATGTAAATTACCCCCCCTATAGTCCCCCCCTCTTTGCGTGGGTGTTGCTCTGGCTGCGTGCCGGTGATGCAGTGATGTGATGATGATATGATGATGACATGATCCCATTATCCCGTACAAAATTCGCGTTGTGGCATCGGATAAAAAAATTGTGGGGCTTGCTGTGGCTGGTTTTGTGGCGGCGATCTGGTGCATACTGATGCACTTTTCGTGACCGTTTTCGGTGCTGCATACTATGCATATTCATGCAGCTTCGCAAAAAGCTAGTATTTTCAATGGCTTCATCAATTTGTAAATTCGGCATAACCTACATTTTGCCGAATAACTCATGGTTTCCGCGGTGTTTCCGTTCTGCAAAGCTGGTAGTTTATTCAGTTCATGCGCAGTGTATGCAGTGTCATGCGTCAATGGCAATTAGGTGTTCAGGCGCGCGGCCAATCATCCACGGCGCGCGCTGGTGTGTGGTGTGTATTTCGTTCGACGTTTCCGGGTGTGCCCCCCTCCCCCCCTCCCCCCCCTGGGTGCCGGAAAAACGGGGCGGCTCTCAGGCGACGGCCCATGCGTTACGACACACAGCCTTTTGAGACTTCCCGCCAAACATCGCCCCGCTCGACGTTTAACGCAAGTTAGGCACAAGTTCAACGCGCGTTCAACCCACTGCGTTTTTCACGTCTTTCCAAAGGCATTTCATACATTATCTGGTGACGTGCATTTAGTTTTTGCGACGTTTGATGCTATACTATAAGCGATGGGGTGATTCTATGGCAAGACCGCGCAAAATCAAAACCGCCGAAGAGCTGGGCGTTCTGATCGACGAGTTCATTATGCAGTGCGAGGACGGAAAACAGTACATGGACGACTATGCGCTGATGAAGTATCTCGGCATTGCGCCGCGCACACTCGCACGATGGCGGGCAAACGAAGGCGGGGAATATGACGGATATGGAGAGCAGCTCGAAAAGCTGGTTGCATACCGGGAAGCGGTCTATGCGCGCATGGTGGCTGAAAACCCGAAGGGCAGCGGCGGAATCATCTTCCTGCTAAAGCAGCCGAAAAACGGCGGGTACATCGACAAGCCTGTGATCGACGTTCACGCGCAGGAGCTGACGATCAAGACAGACGGGATCGGCGGCGACGATGCGTTCAAGTAACGCTTGCAAGTGCGTAACAAACACGCTTAATCCAACAAGCCGAATGCGGGCGCAGGATACGCGCTGCGGCTAAGTGCTTGCTGTTCGCGTTTGCGAACGATGCCCCTCCGTACCGGAAAAAGGCCGACCTCCTGTGGCCGTTATTCCCTTCCAAAAACCGATTACGGTACGGAGCAACTGTGAGCCCGGCACTATCCGGGAATCAAGCGTCGGAAGCGACGGTAAACACTGCTGCGGCGGCAAGTGGCCTAAGCGTTTCATCTCCTTTCCGCTGAAATCCTGTGCAAGTCAGGATGCCGCAGCTCCCCTTTCTACGGCAGCTTTCTAAGAGGGCCGCGCCCGGTGCAAGTCCGGGGGCTGCCGCCAATCCTGTTCGCCGCGAAGCCTGCAGTTGTAGTGGCGATAGAAAACCAGCCGAAATGTGCGCCGCTGACTGCAGCGCGGCGACGAGCGCGGAACAGCTACGGCAGGAGGCAGTTTATGCATGCCGCGCACAACCGTGTAACGAATGAGGTGAAGCGTTTGCACGTTATCCGTGTGGAGCTGCCGAAGCAGCAAAACGAAATCGAAGTGCACGTCATTGCGGACGTACATCTTTCTGACCCGAACTGCGATATTCGCGGCGTGCAAAAGCGCGTGGCGGACATTGCGGCAAAGGATAACGCCTATGCAATTCTCGCGGGCGACCTGATCGACAATGCTACGCGAAACAGCATCGGAGATATCTACAGCACGCAGCTGTCCCCGATGGAGCAGATCCAGCTTGCAAACAAGACATTTGCTCCGCTGAAAGGGCGCATCCTGTGCGCTGTTCCCGGCAACCACGAAGAGCGGACATATCGTGCAGACGGCATCGACATTACATGGCTGATCGCAAATGAGCTGGGCGCGGGCGACCGGTACGCTCCGGACGCAGCGCTCGTATTCGTATCACTCGGTGAAAACTCCCGGCGCAAGAGCGAGGGACGGCAGACAACGTACTCCATCTACGTCAACCACGGCAACGGCGGTGGGCGCAAGATTGGCGGCAAGATCAATCGGCTCGCGGACTATGCGCAGATTGTCGACGCAGACGTTTATGTTTGCGGGCACACGCACTCCCCAGCCGTGTTTAGGGACTGCTTTTTCCGGACGAACGCTTCTACGAGGAGCGCGGAGCCGGTCGAACGATTGTTTGTTAACACTGCGGCGGCGCTGGACTACGGCGGCGGCTACGGTGTGCGGATGGGCTATCAACCGGCGAGCAAGGCCGCGCCTGTCATTTACCTTGACGGGTGGCGGAAAAATGCCGGGGCGGCAATGTGAAGGTACCCTATGCAGAAAAATGAAAATCTCCTCCGGGAGATTCTGGACATTATCGGTCGCGGGAATACTGCCGAGGTAAAGCAAACGAAAGACGGCGTGCTTGTGCTGGAAGTAAAGCGCAAGGTTGCCTTTCGAGGAACAGAAACAGAATAACGACGTGCCCGGAAACGGCCGGGCATAAGAGCTGAACGGAGCTGACTGCGGAATGCAGTTGGCTCCGTTTCTGCATTTACGGAGGATGCCATGCCGAAGCAGAAGCGAAGCACGCAGACAAATTTCACATGGGATCCGGGACACGCGAACGAGAAACAGTTGCTGTTCTACCAGAGCCGGACAATGTACACGGCCTACGGCGGCGCGCGAGGCGGCGGCAAGACGCACGCTGTTCGCATCAAGGCGGTAGGCGGCGCGTTTACATGGCCGGGCATCCGCATCCTCATCGTGCGAAAGACATACCCGGAACTGCAGTCGAACCACATCGAACCGATTTTGAAGATGGTGCCGCAGGAGCTGACTAGCTACAACGGCACACTGCACACGCTGTACTTTCAGAACGGCTCGACCATCCATTTCGGCCACTGGAGCGGCATCACGTCCGAGAGCGAATACCAAGGCCAGGAATACGACTGGATCTTCATGGATGAGGCGACGCAGTTTACAGAGCGCGAATTTCGCTTTCTCGGCGGCTGCCTGCGCGGCGTCAACGAGATCCCGAAGCGCTTTTATCTGACGTGCAACCCCGGCGGTGTCGGGCACAGATGGGTCAAGCGCCTGTTTATCGACCGAAATTTCAAGACAGATTCCGACAATCCGGAGGAGAACGAGAACCCGGACGACTACAGCTTCATTTTCGCAACGGTCGAGGACAACAAAGACCTGCTTGAATCCTCTCCGGGCTATCTGCAGGCGCTATCTCAGTTGCCGGAGAACATCCGCAAGGCGCACCGCTACGGCGACTGGGACGCACTGTGCGGCACGTATTTCCCGGAATTTAGCAAGGCGACGCACACCTGCAAGCCGTTCCAGATCCCAAAGCACTGGAAGCGGTACAGGGCGCTCGACTACGGTCTGGATATGCTTGCCGTTGGCTGGTACGCGGTGGACGAAAACGGACGCTCGTACATGTACCGCGAGCTGGTGCAGCCGGGGCTGATCGTGCAGGATGCAGCAAAGCAGATCCTCGACATGACGATGCCGGACGAGCACATCGAGATCACCTTTGCCCCGCCGGATATCTGGTCGCGCCAGAAGGACACCGGCAAGACGATGGCAGAGGTGTTCATGCAGTGCGGCGTGCCCATCGTGCGGGCGAGCAACAACCGCGTGCAGGGTTTCCTGCAGGTGAAAGAAGCGCTCGCAAATATGCCGGACGGAAAGCCGGGGCTTGTAATTTTCCAGACCTGTGAACGGACGATCGGAGACCTCGAGGACATTCAGGCGGACGAGCGCAACCCGAACGACTGCGCGAAAGAGCCGCATGAGATCACGCACACGGTCGATTCCTTGCGCTACTACTGCGTATCGAGAACAATGCGCGCAGACGCAAGAGACGCAAACCCCTCGGAGATCATCTACGAGGACGAGGACGCGCAGGAGGACTACGAGGAATTCATGACCGGAGACGCACCGTCTGCCGGATATATCAGCTATTAGGAGGAAGACATGAACACTATCAGTTTGATCGGCCTGCTGGTGATCGCGGCGTGCTTTGTGCTGACGATGGTAAACCTGCGGCGCTGGGACGACGAGCTGCAGGCTTTTCAGGACGCGACGATGGACATGCTGGCAGATACGTCACTTGACGTGTCGCAGCTACAAAAGCGTGTAGAGGCACTGGAAGAGACTGCGGCCGCACTGTGCGAGCGAGCGGACAAGCTCGACGAGGAGCACGCTGAGCAGGTGGAACAGGCGCTGCAGATGGCGCAGGACTTCTCCAACGGCGTGTCCAACCTCATGAACTACAGCTACCTGATGGCCGGGAAAAAGGACGTGAGCGACGATGCCTGACGAGTTCGGCAAGAAGATCACGCCGGAGCAGGTACAGGCAGAGTACCAGAAAATGCTCGGCTACAACACCGCTGTCAACCTCGACGAGACGGTGCGCGCCAACGAGAACTTCTTCATTGGCAAGCAATGGGAGGGCGTGGATGCGAAGGGCCTGCCGACGCCGGTATACAACTTCCTGAAACAGGTCGTTTTGTTTTCCGTTGCAAACATCACGACCGACAACATTAAGATGCAGGCTACTCCGCTTGCGTGCGAGCGCACACCGGAGGACGTAGAACGTGTCGCGGAGGTCGTAAACAAGGAGTTTGACCGGCTGTTTGAATTCAACCGCGTGCCGAACCTTGTGCGCGAGTATATGCGCAACGCCGCGGTGGACGGTGATAGCTGCCTGTTCACGTTCTGGGACGACACGGTTGACGCCGGATTCGGCCTACGCGGCGGCATCCGCACGGAGATTGTGGACAATATGCGCGTCGGCTTCGGCAACACAGCGTGCCGCGACCCGCAGAAGCAGCCCTACATTCTCATCGAACGGCGAGAAATGACGAAGGAGCTGCGCAGAGCAGCGCAGGAGGCCGGAAATCCGCGCTGGAACGACATTCAGCCGGACACCGAGAACCACAACACTGACAGCTACAAAAATAGCTCAGAGCGCAGCACAGTACTGCTGCGGATGTGGAAGGAACGCAAGACCGGCACGGTGTGGGCGTGCGAAGTCTCCGGGCGCGTCATGCTGCGCGAGCCGTGGGACATGGGGCTGCGGCTCTACCCGGTGACGTGGATCAACTGGGACTACATTCCCGACAGCTATCACGGGCAGGCGCTCGTGACTGGCCTGATCCCGAACCAGATCTTTGTCAATAAGCTGTTTGCCATGTCCATGATCTCGCTGATGACGAGCGCGTTTCCGCGAACGGTCTACGACAAGACGCGCATTCCGAAGTGGAACAACGCAGTCGGCGCTGCGATCGGCGTCAACGGCGGCGACGTGTCCGGCGTGGCAAAGATCATCGACCCGGCACAGATCAGCCCGCAGATCGCGCAGTTTATCCAGACGAGCGTGGACTATACGCGGCAGTTTCTCGGTGCGACGAGCGCAGCGCTTGGCGAGACGCGGCCGGACAACACATCGGCCATTATCGCCCTGCAGCGCGCAGCCAGCATCCCGTCGGAGATCACGAAACAGAACCTCTACAAATCCATTGAGGATCTGGGGCGCATCTATCTGGACTTCATGGCGGCGTACTACGGAAAGCGCAAAGTGCAGGTGTCTATGCCGGACGTCGGCTCGGACATTCTCGCATTTGCCGGGAAAGACCCGGAGGAGCTGGAAACCGTGCTGTTCGACTACGGCATTCTGAACGATATGCCGATGGCGCTGAAGCTGGACGTCGGCGCAAGCTCGTACTGGTCGGAGATGGCGTCGGTGCAGACACTGGATAACCTGCTGATGCAGGACAAGATCACGATCGAGGAATACCTTGAGCGCATCCCGGACGGCTACATCCCGAAGCGGCAGGAGCTGATCGCCTCGCGCAAGCAGGCGACACAGCAGCAGATGATGCAGCCGGAGGAACAGAGCACAGGCGGCACGCCGGAGACCGGCGCTCTGGTCGATCTCGGCCAGAAGACGCCCATTCGCGGCGGCGGCGGCTTCGGCGACCTGCAGCGCAAGGTCATGCAGACCGGAACGACCGAATAACGAACGCTCGGCGGGAAACCGCCTTGCAAATACATTACCGGATAAATTTCAACACGTGGCGCCGACCATAGCGCCGCACCCGCCAACCATAGCGGGAGAAGGGATTTTGACATGGAAGACGAAATGAACCCCGCCTTTACGGCGGACGCAGACGATTGGAGCGACATCACGGCGGACAGCTTTGCCGACGTCGAGGACGACGCGCAGGGCGCGCCGGACACGGAGGCACAGGGCAACGACGCCGCGCCGGAGATCGAACAGAACGACGGCGGGCAGGATGCAGATGCCGCACAGACGGGCGAGAACGAGGAGCAGCAGGCGCAGACAGACGGCCAACTGTTTGAGCTCAAGCACCTCGGCGAGACGAAAAATGTGAACCGGGACGAGGTCGTAACGCTCGCCCAGAAGGGCATGGACTACGACCGCGTGACCGAGAAGAACACGCAGCTGGAAACCCAGGTGTCCGAACAGAAACAGCAACTGGCGCAGCTCACGGAACACGAGAACGCGCTGCAGGAGCTGGCAAAGCAGAGCGGCACAACCGTCGAGGAGCTTGTGGAAAATATGCTCATTGCCGTTACCAAGAGTAAATACGGCATCGACGACGACGGCATGGCGCTCGAGCGTGTAAAGCTCGACAGAGAGCGCCGCGCGCTCGATCAGGAACGGGCAGCACTGGCGCCCCAGAAGCAGGAGCAGGAGCAGCAGGCAGCGAACGAGAAGTGGCGCGGCGAGTGCTTTGACGCATTTGCAAAAGCCTATCCCGACGTTGACCCGGCCTCCATTCCGAACGGCGTGTGGGAAGCCTTTAACCGCGGTGAAACGCTGGTTTCGGCCTACGCAAGAGAACGCAACAAGGCGCTGGAGGCAGAGATCGCGCGCATGAAATCCGAACAGGAGACGCGCGACCGGAACGCGGCGAACGCCGCGAGGAGCACCGGCAGCCAGAGCAGCGCCGGGAAGGCCGGCAGCGACGAAGCGTTTGACGCGCTGTGGTACGACGGAAACTGACCGCGTGAAATGAGGGCTTGCCTCCGCCTGAAATTCTGAATTTTTAAGTGAGGTAATTACATTATGGCAATCAACGTTGCAAACAAGTATAGCACGAAACTCGACGAACGTTTTCACCAGAAGAGCGTGACCGACGCATTCGCCGGTAAGGACTACGACTTTGTTGGCGTAAACGCAATCAACGTGTACAGCTCCGACGAGGGCGACTTCGGCGACTACACCCGCAGCGGCTCCAACCGCTTCGGCGCGATCAAAGAGCTGGGCGACACTGTGCAGACCATGCGCATGACGCAGGACAAGGGCGGCACGTTCTCGATCGACGCGGGCAACGCTGCCGAACAGTTTAACGTCAAGCAGTGCAACGCGCGCATGAAGGCGACGTGGGACGGCAAGGTCACTCCGAGCATCGACAAGTACCGTCTGCAGCAGTGGGTCGGCGGTGCCGGTGTTGTGACCGTCAACGCGACCGCGCTGACCGGCAAGACGGCCATCGACGCCATTGTCAACATGGGCGCGGAGATGTCCAACCATCTTGTGCCGACCGACAACCGCGCGATCTTCATCGGCCACACGCTGTTTGCCAAGTGCAAGCTGTCGGACTACATCGTCGGCATTGACGTGCTGGGCAAGGACGCCGTCGCAAACGGTTCTCTGGGCAAGCTCGACGGCAACGACGTGTACGCCATCCCGGACAGCTATCTGCCCGCAGGCGTCAACTTCGTGATCTTCCGCAAGGGCGCGAGCGTCGACCCGGTGAAGAACCAGACCATGCGCATCCAGAAGAACCCGCTCGGCATCGACGGCGATGTGGCGGAGTACCGCGTGATGTTCGACAGCTTCGTGCTGGACAAGAAGGCATACGCCATCGGCGTGCACGCGACTGCGGGCTGCGCGACCCCGACGATGTCTGTTTCCGGCGGCACGCTGACGCTGACTGCCGGTGAAGGTGAGACCATCAAGTACACCACCGACGGCAGCAACCCGAAGACTTCCTCCACGGCGAAGACCTACAGCGCCAGCGCGAAGCCGACCGGCATTGCCGCAGGCACGGAGGTCAAGGCTTACGCCAGCAAGACCGGCGCGCTCGATTCCGGCATTATGACGGCTACCGCCTGAGGCAACGGATAAGGCGGCGGGGAAACACCCCGCCCCTTTTTTTTTAAAAAAGGGGTTTTTTTGTGGGAG